AACAACACAGCGTTTGGATTGCAATTGGCTAGACCAGCCAGTATTTTACCCAATACCCCGATACATCAAATGATGGAAGATTTGGGCATTGAGCATACTGGACATGTTGATCAATCACAACAATGGACTGTGGCTACCAATACTGGTCTCACTATCAATGAGAGATATCGTCGCTGGAGCGAATTAACGCGAATCGCACTGGAGTTAGGGTACAATTTGCCTGCAGAAGTAGAGGCTTATCTAAGTATGAACAAAAAATCTTGGCAAGATCATCTCACTCATACCAATGGCAATACCAAAAAAATCAACATCGCCTTGGGATCTAAGTATGATATTTTAAGTTGACGATCATTGTGGGATAAGAGATAGAGAACTGCTACGCAGTTCTATTCATTTCGCTACGCTCATGAATCTTGTTTTAAACGAACGAAGTGAGTTCTTCAGTATCATCCAGATGTTATGGTCACACTTGGCCCAGAATCGGGCCAAGGAAAAAAGTGCAGCATCATCCGAGTGCATCACAGTCACATAGCGTTAGAACTATAATTGACTATAATCTAGTATAATCAACAGCGTAGGCGGTTGTCCGGTACCTACTCGTCCTGTCTTATAACAACGGCAACACACTATGTGTACGCTATCACACATCGCATGCCTGGGGTTTTTCTCCCCTCTTTTTGCCTTTGAATCCTTTTCCAACAACCAAACGTCAGGTCTTAGAGACGTCGTCATCCTTTCGGGTAGTGGTTGAGTGCTCGCTGGTACGGCGAGGCTTCCGTCTCTGTGAACCAAGTTCCAGATTTAGAGCACACGATGTTGGCCTGTGCTAGCCGTTGATACCTAGTTTGCCTTTGATGTGTGATCCATGTACCCGAACCTGTATGTGACCATTGTAGTATGCGTCTGATTCAAGTACCTTGCGGGAGAACTGTTCGCGAGCCTCTATATAACTGCATTCGGCCTTGCTCTTGCAGTAATATAATATTTCACGTGTGAAATTTTCTGTGCCTAGCAGTTCAACATCTCGAGATAACTCCGGAGAACTACCATAATAAGTCTGCCAATCTGAATCTATAGTGCCGCGTATCTTCTTGCGTCGTTTCTTGCCGTTTTTTAGCTTGACTGTTTTATAAGTTGTCTTTTTGAATTTACTGAGTTTTTTTCCAATGTACTTCCTGCTAGTGAGTTTGTTTGTTATCACATAAACAAAACCAGCATATTCTTCGGGTATGTCTGCAACGGGTTGTGATTCATAAAGCCATGTCATTGATCATGTAGTTATCTTATACATTACTTCAACGCAACATTTCGTTGCCATTGATTGGTAAAATTGGTGCCAGATACCTGCAATGAGCAGGTGCGTTGGCATATGGGTTCTGGGTGGACTGTAGACCAAGACTTTTGTACTATCTCAAAATTCACTGGATCTTGATGCCCTAACCAACAGCAAGGATGCAATCTGCCTTCTGCATCTATGTACATGCTTTTTTCGCGTAAGGCATGACAATCTATCTGACCCAATTTATCCTGCGGCGTTGGCCATTCCAGGGGATATGCCAATCCATTTGTCAATCCGCGTTTGCTGACCTTGGCTCTAAACCAAGAAAAACCCATATCACGTGCCATGCTCTGGCAGGCATCGACTTGATGCTCGTTGTGCTGATAAACCAACATGTCCCAGTGTGCCGAGGCACCGGTGCTGATGTAGGATCTAGCATTTTCCATCAACTTGTTCCAATCAACACCGCGTCGATACATGTGGTTGGTGTCTTCAAGTCCGTCAATACTGAAAACCACATAGTCAAGTTGGCGATGAAATATTTCACCTAGGCATTGCCACCATGCTGTATTTTGAATAGCACCATTGGTATTCATGCCAAGAACAATTTCAGGATTGCGTTTACGGAAGTAACGATAGATTTCCAAAGTATGTCGACCGGCTGCAGGATCACCATAGTTGCCACACATGAACATTTTGTCAAGTTTTTGAATGGATGTGTGATCGATGTGATTGAGTATCTGATCAATGGTGAGATGATGCTTTTGTGATTTGTTAAAATTCACATCGATTTCACGAGCACACAACGGGCAGGCAGCCTGACATACATCCGTGGGCTCCAGGTGCAAAATTTTTATTTCACGCGACATCGATATCGGTGTTGTAAGAAGTAAATCCATTTTCTTTGACCACTCGCAGGATATTTTCCACACGCCCGGCCAGTTCATCTCTGTGGCTTACGAGCCAGATGCTTTTGTGTCGTTCTCTGCTCATCTTCTTCAGCAAGGCTAGGCTGTTTTCTACACCCTGGGTGTCCATGCCTGAATCTACCAGTTCATCAATGAACAACACATTGATGGGATGATAAAGGCTTTCCCATACATCACGGAACGCCCATGACATTGACAAGATCAATCTGTTTCGTTCACCGCGGCTGAGATTATCAAAGTCCAGATCACGACCCAGTTCCGTGATCTCCACTGTGAGATCATTTTGGAATATGACCTGGTGCGGCAAGCCGATGCGGTCCAGATAGTGAGTGAGACGATTGTTGAGATAGGACAAGTTCTGTTCGATGATCTTTTTGCGTATGAACGAATCTTTGTTTGTGAGCAACTTCAGCAAGAAATCTTGGTGTTCTTGCAGCCTAGTAAGTTCGTTTAACTCATCGTAACTCACAGTCTGCAGAGCTTGACCTTGCATATCCTCAATCTGTTCACCGTAGGTGTCAGTTTCAGCGGACCTGTGTTCGAGATCCCGGCGTAGGCCATCCACGCTGTTCTTGTGGCCCAGGGCCTGTTCTAAGTCGTCGTAGAATACCGTGGGTGCTGTGCCCAGTTCTCCGAGATCATCTAATTCGTTTACATGCTCTGTCCGCTGTGTATCGTTGGTAAGATATTGCAACGCGATCTCTTGCAAGGCAGCCTGTTTGTTTTTCCGTATCTCGTCCTGCTTGGTGTCATGTATGGTCTGACCACAGGCATAGCACTGATGATCATCCAAGGCTGCTAGTTCTCTCTTGATCTTGTCCTGTTCCTTGGCGATCTTGGCCTGTTCAGCATCGATTTGTCGTATGTATCGGTTGTGCTCGTCTATGGTTTTCTTGCGAGCATGATAAGCGTCGAGATCTCGATGTGCCTGTATCTCTGCGTCAATGTCAATGTGTTCCAGTGCGGCAATGGCCTGCTGCAACTTGTTGCAGTCGTCTTGCTGTTTGTCCAACCATAGTTTCTGCCTTTTCTTTAGACTTTCGATCTGTTCTTCTATACGTTTGTTGGCTTCTTGTACCGCACGTATCCGCATCTCTTCCGCGGTGATTGATTCCTTGGTCACGCGATTGAGTTCTTTGATGCGTTCCGCACGCTCACTGAGTAAAGTAATGCCTAATAACTGTTCGATGATGATCCGTTGATCCGTGGCCTTGAGGCTGAGAAACGGTTCGGTGTAGGTGTTTAACGCCAACACATGCCGGAACATGTCGTGCGTCATGCCCAAGACTGATTCTATGGCCTGCTGTGTTTCTCGGCTGTCGCCTTGTGCATTGTCATCGGCAGCCTGTTCTTCAGCGTTCACATAAAACTTCAGCACATTGGGCTTGCGGCCGCGTTCCACACGATAGTCAAGACCGTTGATAGAAAAGTCAAGGCTGACCAACATGTTCTTGCCATTGGTTTTGTTAACAAGGTTGTCTCGGCGTATGTTGGTCAGTGCTTGTCCATACAGGGCATAACTCAAAGCATTGATTATGGTGGTCTTGCCCGTGCCATTGCGACTGCCGTCCCCACCAAGATCGAGATTTTCACCCAGAACCAGGGTAAGGTCACGACGATCAAAGTTGATGGCCTGCGTGGCGTTGCCCACACTCATGAAATTCTTAACGGTTAGATCTCGTATGTTGATCATAGTGCCTGATATATCTGTAGTAGCAGTTTGGGATCGTAGAACTCGCTTTCGATCTTGATGATCTGATCAGTGACGATCTGATCCACAGATTCAAATCGCACATCACCGGGTGAGAGATCTTCTTCCAGGGCCGTGCGTTTGTTGGGCATGAGAGCCATCTCACGCAGACCATATTTGCCTATGAAATTTTCTTTGATGTAGTTGGCTTCTTCGTAGGATATCTCTATGTCCAACTGCACACGAACATGCTGATTGGGTCGCAGTATCTCGTCAGCATGATCTATAACGTGGCTAAGATCCCACACATTGTACAAGGGCTGTTCGGGCCATGCATGATATTCCGGGTCTTTGCCCCACTCCAGGATCATGCAGCCACGACGGTCATCTCCTGCATCGGCGAAGTTGTGCGGAAACGCATTGCCGATGTAGTTGATGTTGCGTTTGTTCTGTCGTAGGTGGAAATGTCCGGAAAACACTTGATCGTAATGACCAAAGTGTTCCACGGATATTTCACCGTGATCGGGCATCTCTACCATGGCGTTCATTTTAAAGTGCGGCAGTTCGAAGTGTCCGAACATGTATTTGGCCGACATCTTTGAGATACGCTTGTGATCATCGCCCACCAGCCATGGAGCGATTATGACATCATCTTGTTGGAACCAGTCGTTGACAATGATGATATTGGGTATATGTCGGGCCCATTCTGTTGAATAGATGTCACGTCGATCTCTGTAGTAGAGATCGTGATTGCCCGGGATGAAATAAAATCTTTCAAATGCCGCACTGAGCTTTTCCAAGGCTCGAAGACTGTACTGCAGGGTCTGCATGTTGATTGACGCCCGATGATGGCTCCAATCACCCAGGAACATGCCGGTTTCGCAGCCCTTCTCCTGAGCAGTGGCGATGAACCAATCAACAAACTTTTCGCAGTCCTGATTGTGCAGGGCACTGTTGCTTTTCAATCCAAAGTGGATGTCAGTGAATACCGCTGTCTTGCGGAACAAGTTAGCCATTGAACGAGTATACTAGTCTTCCGAAGAGATTGCAACCACCGAAGCAGCGGCTGTGGTACCGGCTTGCGAATACTGCCGAGTCCATGATGGGTTCAAACCATTCATCTCCAGGATGTCATCTCGGATGTTTTGATTTTTCTTTTCGATGTTGAGCACTCTAGTGAACGAATTGGTAATGGCCGCTGTGTAATAAGCGAAAGGATTGCTGGACTTGGATTCGTCGAACTGCAGACCAATCTGGCTGAGTTGCAACAGGGCTTGACCACGCATTTCTTCGTTGTAGGTATAGCCACGCCAGTTGGATCTTGTGGCATAGCGTTCGCACAGTTTCATAAACATCATGGCCAGCTTGCGTGTCATGGTACCGTGATCTCGGCTATACGATCCGGCATCCACATCGCCAGACCAGTGGCTGCGGCCCACTAGATAAGGCACACGATGGTCAGTCACACGATAGTGGAAAAACGGGGGGAAATTCACACGCACATGCACCGGATCCAGGATGGGCTCATCCACGAGATCTGCCAAGGGATCCTCGGGCGGCAGTTCCTCAAAGCCCAGGATGTCTTCTATGCTTTTCTTTTTCTTGGCCACGGCCTTGGGCACTTTTTTGGCGGCCATGGGTATGTGTTCCCAGGTCATCACCCGGAACACCAGATCCGTGCAGGGGATCTTCTTTTCGTTGACTTCGGTGCCGGTTTCCTTGGTGATCCGGGCCGCACGATTCCTGCGGGCTTCGGCTATGGTTCTTTGGTTGATTTTGCTCACTGAGGGCAAGATTATGTCGTACTGATGATCCGTGACAGGGTCTCGGAAACTACAGTAGGTGTTCTTGCTGAGGTGTATTTCTTTTAAAAGATCTCGGTTGTTGAGATAGTTGACTTTGGGGGGAGGCTTCAACGGC